ATACATCACCTTATCTTCAAATTCCAATTCTGGATCATTAAAGATTGACATAACAGATAGCCATTCTGATAGATCATATACACCAAAGTCAACAGGGAATACTTCTTCAACATGAGCCTCACCATATACCCATTTTGACGGGGAAATAGTAGATAGGGTTGAACCTGCCTTGATTAGTAGATTTGAATTAATAGAACTAAAGTTCTTGATAATAGCGAGGGTCTGTTTGCTTAGTTTCATTGGTGGTTCTCCATAATAAATGATTGATAACGTTCGTTTAGGGTCTTGTAAATGGTTTCAAAATCTCGTTCTCCTGTCTTGAGAATTTCATCAAGGATTACGTTATCTTCTTTACCATTCCAGATTTTTTTATATGATCCATCCATATAGCCATGATCATATCGGAAAAGATTAAGTGCATTTTTTCCAAGATAGTAGTCTACCACATCTTCAATAGAAAAGTCAAGAGAAATAACTACTGCAAAATATGATTTGGTCATATCAGCAGAGATATTTGAAAGACAATCATGGACAAAATCTTCAATCTTAGCAAGAGTTGCTTCTTTTGTTGTTTTTCTTGTATGAACCTGCATATACCTATAAATCGAGATTAGTTCATCTACAATAACAGTTCCTTTTTCATTGACCTTGACCATTTTATCGGAAAGAAGAAAATGGAAAATATCAACCAATTCTAATAGACATTGTTCCCGATCATAATCAGCATTAGTATTTTTCCACCATTTATAACCAAGATGATCTGACAGTTCAGCAGCTTCAATCCACATTGCCCTTGCCCAAGGATAGTTAGCTTTACGCCAATCCTTATTGACATTCATATTAAATGTATTCTGTAGTGATAGACACCGTAGAAGTTTATCGTTTAGTTTATTCATTCACTTTCCTTTATAAAATCAACCCATCATCTGATTTTGTTGGATATACCAACAATCCTTTATTGGACAATTTACTAAGAGCTTTTGTACATTCATCACCCCATGAAATCAACATGGAACCTGAACCAGCACCCGAACCACCAGTTTTTCCATTACCATCAACAAATTTTACTCTCCCTCTTAGAAAGAGAATAGAGTCTGCTTTTGCAACATAATCATGAAACCATGCACAGTCAGTTCTGGCAAATACCAAAGCAATACCATTACGATGAATATGCATCTTATGCAACCAATCTTTAGTTTCTTTTCCATATGGGGGATTACACCATATTTTTCCATACCATTCTGATGCTAAACCATCATCTTCTATAGTATAGAATTTCTTTGCTGGTATTCTTGGAATACCCCCTATAGGTTGACATGGATCAATATCAAATGTCAATCCAATATCATTAAAAATCCATTGTGGTGTATACCAATCAACAGAAGCAGCATCTTGACTTTCATGTGAAAATCCTTTTTTATCACTCATTTTTAATATCCAGCCTGAAACTTTATAAAATCAATAGCAGCCTTAATCTGATAGTTCCTATCTCTTAGGGCTTTAAGGACTTCTTCACAATACTCAAAACAAAAAGTAAAATATGAAGTCTTATCCTTTATCTCCAGAAGATGTGTATCAGTCTCCAATAATCTTTCCAATTCTGATTTCATAGGAGTTTTATATTGATACTGATCCCATCCATAATCAATCAATTCTTGTTTTGTCATCTGACCATTATAGTATCTGGAACGAAGACCTTTCATTTCCAGATACTTTTTATCAAGACCAAAAATTTTAATTTTATATTGTGTTAATTCATCTAAGTATTTTTGATGAAGATTTGCGGTTCTGATTGAAGCAGTATCAAGATGATTTTTATCTATAGTGGAATCAACTTTCCACTGTTCCATTAAATCTTCTAGTTGAAGCATTTATTCCTCATCATAATCAGTATCATCATCGGAAGTCTGAAACTTCCAGTTATTATACTTTTCTTTTCGTTGATATTGTGTTTTAGGAGTTTCGCGTTTTGGGGGGAAAGGACCATCATATAAATCCTCTACCGTATGATTCCTAGGTTTTTGCTTCTTGATACGGATTACACTATCCTGCATATCAATGCGTGTTGAACTCAATTTATTCTCCTATTAAAAATTAAATTATATCACAGTTACTAAAAAATAACAAGAATTATTCAGAATGGCCCAATAGAATCTAATTGTTTTTGCAATTCTGATTGTGCATGTCGAATCCTAGCTTCTGCAATTTTTATATAGTCTGGTGACATTTCGCACCCAATAAACTTAAATCCCTCATTAATTGCTGCTATGCCTGTTGACCCTGATCCCATAAATGGATCAAGAATAATACCACCAGGAGGTGTCACTAGACGACATAGGTATGTCATTAGAGCAATTGGTTTTAATGTTGGATGATTATTAGTTGTTCCTTCTGGCATACCAGCATTGCGTTCCTTCGCACTAACTTTGGCACAGTAGAAGAATCTGGCAGCAGACCCTTCATTCCCAAAAATATCTTTTGGTTGTGGTGGGCGCCCATCTTTTCTAGTATTGTCTTTATCTCCTGCCCTCATATCTCTACCAGACGAGGCACCCGCAGTAATTGAACCAGATTTAGTAATTGGAAATAAATTCAATACTTCATCGCTACCATCATGAATCAGGTTGGCCGGAAAGCGACCGAGTTGTGTTGCTCTGTCAACATTTTGACGAACCTTCTCAGAATGTTCAGAAACTTTATCCGCATCCATCATCCATTGGCGCGACCAACCATCAGAATCAACAAAAGTGGCGCGCTTCTCGCCACCACCAAGTCTTTCTCCGGTCGGAGACACTCTGCACCCATCAATGTTGATCGCCCCCGTCCCATGCGCCAGCACGTTAGCAGCAACAGTACCCTCGCTCAAAGGCTTACGTGCCACAGTTACGGGTTCAAGTGAAGGCTTCAAAGATGTACCCCATCCTTGCCATTGGCGGGCTACATCGGTGCTTTCTCCTTTGCGCACAAGTTGGTTCTTGGTGACGTTGTACCCACCTTCTCCTTCGGCGTTCATAAAGCCGACACCACTAGCTGGCACTGCGTCAAACTCCACGCCAGCCGCCTTGTCAATCGCCTTGTCAATCGCCTTGCTCACGTCCAGTGACTTGGGGAACCCGCTGCCGTAAACCCAAGCAATCATATCCCGAATTTCAAAACCAGCATCTTCAATACGAACTGCCATTCTATGTTGTGTACGAGTTCCTGCAAATGCCAAAAGATGACCACCCGGTTTTAATACTCGTAAACATTCTTTCCAAATTTCAACAGACGGGACATCATAGTCCCACTTCTTACCCATAAAAGAAAGACCATATGGAGGATCACTGACGATTGAATCAACCGAATTATCTTCCATATTTTTCAAAGAATCAAGACAATTTCCTTGATATAGTTCAAATGTATTCATAATTTAATTATACCGTATTTTTCTGTAAAAGTAAAGCCTTTAGTTCTGGTAGACCACCGATTGGGGAACCATCAATAATAATCTGAGGGACAGATTTTGCATTTGGAACGATAGCCAATAGGTCATCCCTAGAATACCCATAACCAATCTTTTTTTCCGTATATTCAATAGACGAATCAACCAATAATTTCTTTGCCTGTTCACAGTTTGGACAGGCATCCTTAGACCACACATCAATAATCATCATTACTCCTTAAAAATCTACATCAAAACTTGTCTTTGCATCATCACGAACAATTGTATTAACTTTGTATGCGTTATTATCCTGTTCTTGTGGTGCTGATTGTGTTTTACTAATGTTAATCCAATCCTCAACATGTGGCATAGGATTTGTCTTTGGAAATTTATGTTCACTTTCAATATCCAAAAATTTATAAACATCTCTGGCATTATACAGGATAAATCCCTTGAGAAGTTGAACAGTTGACCCTACAAGTTCCCTTCCCTCAGAAAAAAGATAATCAGCCCATACTAATTCAGAATTGACACCCTCATCAATGATCTGTTTTATTTTATCCTTCTGTCTGGAATAACTATCTTGCCCACGCTTGGTAGCCAATTCAATCCTAATGACCTCTTTATCAAGCTCTGCATGAACCTCTAGTTCATCCTGTGCAATCTTCTGGACTGCTTTACCAATTGGTTGAAATAGATTGGCAGAACAGATAGTGAATGTAATGGCAAATGATGCCATAAACTGAACCCTCTCCAGAACCAAAAGAGCAACAACCAGAAGAAACACTTTATCGTATGCTTCATCCTCACTCATCTGACCAATAGAATACTTATGTGATGCAACAACAGCATCATCAAATACCTTAGAAACGGTATCTAGTCTAACCAGAGAATCCTTGACAGAAAGAATATCAGACAATACCTTTTCTGGATCATCAAAAGACATTCTAACGATTTCAGAATATGTTGCAGCATGTACAATTTCATTATCGGAAATACGTTGCCATGCAGCCCATAAAGAACTATCTGTTATGAATGGAGCCAAGATTGGTGCAATAGAACGAGAAGCAACAGAATCAGCTTCCCATTGCCATGCTAGTGTCCTAATCATCATATCATATACAGATTTTGGACAATTCTTAAAATCAATATTACATTGAGAATAGTCAAATTCATTTTCATCCCAATCAAGAGATTTCATTGTTTTGTATAGTTCCCAAATCTTAGGATAATGTTTATTAACAGTATCAAATAATCCAGGAGCCTTACCAAAAAACAATGGTGACTTTTCCTTATAGTCTGTAGATACTTTATCTTTGTTGAATACGTTATTTGTCATAAATTATAGTGAGCAGGATTCACAGATGCCATCTTCTTCCTGTGTTGGTTCTTCTTCATCGTTGGTTGCAATATCAATACCACTGGACGTAAGACTATTTACATAGTATCTTGTCTTACACCCATACTTTACCATATCCAAGTAGTCTTGTATCATCTGACTTGATGATACTTTATCGGCTCCCTGAATCTTGACGAAAAGATCGGCAGAGATTGCCTGATCTGTCCATTTCTGCATTATAGCATAAACTTTGATCATATCTGTTGTAGAAATGTCCCATGCAGATTGATATTTATTTTTAAGTTTTGTGCCATCTGGCGCTGCCCAATGATTAACCATTGTATCGTTTGTTTT